GAGACGGTCGCCGATGCGATGGTACCGGTCCTGATCCTCGATGTGACCGAGTCAGAAGCAGATAAGATGCTTGCGACGCTCGACCCGCTTGCTGCGATGGCAGAAAAGGACGCCGAGAAACTGGCGTCCCTTCTCGGCGAACTCAATGCCCAGAACGACACACTCGCGGCGTTGGTGTGGCCCGATTACATCATCGACCCGCTGCTGTCCGCTGATTGGACGCCTCCCGAGCCGGGTGAGATGCCGACGAAGGAGCAGAAGTCGGAGCAGGACGTTCTGCGACTGACGGCCGAGCAGCGAGAAACGATTGACGCCGCCATCGCCAAGTGCCGCGAGTTCAACAAGGACGATTCGTTGACCGAAGCGCAGTGCATCGAGTTGGTTTGTCAGGAGTACCTCGACAAGTGAACGTGCGGCTCGCTTTCGGTTGCGGACCGCAGGCACAGTGGACAGGGCTCACGCCATGCAAGTCAGACTCGCGTTCGGTGGCAGGGAGGCTGAGTGGCGTGGACTCAGAGAGAGAGAGAGAGAGTGTGAGAGAGAGAGAGAGAGAGAGAGAGAGAGTGTGAGAGTGAGACTCGTCCATAACCCGTGCACGGCAGTCGGCATGTGCCTTGAACGCATCCCGAAGGAAAAGGAACCAGCGCTGCTGGTGTCTTTCGCCTATCTGAAAAACTGGCTCAAGAACAAGCACAAGTTCCACTACCGAGACTGGGTGATGGATTCCGGTGCGTTCTCGGCTCACAACGCCGGAACCGAGGTCAACTTGCAGGAGTACATCGACACCTGCAAGCGACTCAAAGACAGCGACCCCACACTCACCGAAATCTACTCGCTCGACGTGATTGCCGACTGGAAGGGGTCGATCAAAAACTGCGAGGAGATGTGGCGACAAGGTGTCGAGGCAATTCCTTGCTACCACGTTGGCGAGCCGGAACACGTTCTCAAGACGCTTGCCCGCGACTATCCGAAGATCGCGCTCGGCGGTGCCGTCGGCTATCGCAAGAAAGATGAATGGGCGCAGCAATGCTTCGCCCGCGTGTGGCCGAAAAAGATTCACGGTTTTGGATACGGAGCCGAGCGGTCAATCATGGGACTACCTTGGCACTCCGTGGACGCAACTAACTGGGAGATCGGCCCGTGCAAGTTTGGTCGGTGGGCGAGCATGGGAGGGCAATCACTCAACTGGCGTGGCGGCAAACAGAACCTCCGCGCCGAGGTCGAGTGGTACTTAGACCTTGAACAGCGTGCTAGACAGAAGTGGGCCGGCGCGATGAAGGCGATTGAGGCAGAGGCGGAAAACACTCTGCGTCTCGCTGTAGTGACTCCCGATACGGTGTCACCGAGACAAGAGCAAGCATTTGGAAAACCAAAATGAAAACCGTCCTGATCCTGTCCGGCGGCATGGATTCCGCCACACTGCTCTACGACCTCCTCGCCCACGGCGATTCGGTCGAAGCCATCGGCGTCAACTACAAGCAGCGGCACGGCAAAGAACTCGCCTGCGCCGCTGATTTGTGCAACGGCCTCGGTGTGCAGTTCGACGTTCTCGACCTATCGAGCCTGTCGGGGTTCCTGACCGGCAGCAGTCAGAGCGATCCGACTGTCGCCGTCCCGTTCGGGAAGTACGACGAGCCGAGCATGAAGCTGACCGTTGTTCCGAACCGCAATATGTTTATGCTCGCGGCAGCGGGTGCCGTTGCGATCGCGCGCAAGGCCGATCGGCTGGCCTACGGTGCCCACGCGGGCGACCACACGATCTATCCAGACTGCCGGCCTCAGTTCGTGGAGGCGATGGGCAATGCCTTTGGCTTGTGTGATTGGCATACGTTAGGGCTCCATGCTCCATACATCAACATGACCAAGGGCGATATCTGCAAGATAGGACTGTCGCTTGGTGTACCGTTCGAGAAGACCTGGACCTGTTACGTCGGTGGACCGCGCCCGTGCGGTAAGTGCGGGTCGTGTACCGAGCGGGCAGAAGCGTTCGAGTTTGCAGGCGCGCAGGATCCTTTATTGAGTGTGGCATGAGAATCACAAAGACCTTTCGTTTCTATGCCGCACACCGCAACGAGGAGATCGGCGGCAAGTGTGGTTCGATCCACGGGCACCGGTACGGTCTCCAGGTGACAGTAGATGAGCCGCGCGATGGTAGCGTGACGATACTGTTTGAAGAGTTCGAGAATCGGGTGCGACCTCTGCTTGATCGTCTCGATCATTCTCTGCTTCTGCATGATGGCGATCCATCGCGTGACGCGCTCCTATCATCCGGAGCCTGCTCTCGGGTGTACTTGGTCCCGTTTGTGACCTCAGCAGAAAATATGGCAGAGCATATTTTATCTGAGCTGCGATCGACCGGGCTAAACGTTGTCGAATTGTCCTTGCAGGAAACCGATACTTCAACCGTCACGGTAAGACCATGAAGCAATACACCATCAATGAAATCTTCTGGTCGCCTCAGGGCGAGGGGATGCGGGCAGGACAGATGAGTGTCTTCATCCGGTTCACCGGGTGTAATCTCAAGTGCCGCGTCGAGCCTGGGCCGGACTCCCCGGGTGGCTTTGACTGCGATACCGAGTTCGCATCCGGTCGTAAGATGACGGCGCAAGAGATCATTGAGGCGGCATACGCGGCGATTGGAAAGCCGGCTCAGTGGTTTATGGATCGTCTTGATGGCCAAGAGCCTTGGGTTGTTTTGACGGGTGGCGAGCCGGCATTGCAGGTCGATCGCGACTTGGTCATCGCGTTGCACGATGCCGGGTTCCATTGCGCAATAGAGACCAATGGTAGTAAGGACGTCAGCGGGTTGGGGCTGGATTGGATCACAGTGAGCCCGAAGGTAGCAGAGCACGCGGTTCGGCAGTTGACCGCCGACGAGGTAAAGTACGTCCGTGGGCATGGGCAGGCGATTCCCAAGCCGACCTGTAAGGCGACTCATCAGCTCATCAGCCCAGCCTTTGATGGTTGGTCGCTCGATCCCAAGGCGGTGCAGTGGTGTCTTCAACTTATCAAGGAAAATCCTGAATGGCGTCTATCGATGCAGCAGCACAAGGCATGGAACGTTCGCTGACTTGGCTCGAGGTCTACGACCTGACGCAAGAAATGATCCGACGCAATCCGTGGGCTAAAATCGTCTACGGGGTTCCGTGTGGCGGTCTTCCGGTCGCTGCCTACACTGGGTTGCCGATGGTCGCGCCAAACGCTCGGGATGCTGACGTAGCGGGACTCAATGAGTACTCTCGCGATGAACTTCTGATCGTCGATGACTTGGTCGATAGCGGCCGCACGCTCGAGCGTTTTGCAGAGCGTGGTTTTCGATGTGACGCGCTGCTAAGGAAGGCTAACTCTCCTGCTGGTATCGCGCCTCATGCGAAGCTAGTATCGGGTTGGATTCGGTTCCCGTGGGAGTCTTCGTCAGGGCCGGAGGATGCAGTCGTGCGGCTGCTTCAATGGATCGGTGAGGATCCAGCCCGGGAGGGGTTGCTCGATACACCGCGGCGGGTGGTCAAGGCTTTCAAAGAAATGACGTCGGGCATCGGTGTTGATCCGGCATCAGTTCTTGGGACAGTATTCAATGAGACGAGCGACCAGATGGTAGTCGTTCGCGGGATTCGATTCTCCAGTATGTGTGAACATCATTTGCTGACGTTCAGCGGAACAGCGGCGGTGGGGTACGTTCCGAATGGCCGCGTGATCGGTCTGTCCAAGATTCCGCGATTGGTCGAGGTCTTCGCGAAGAGACCGCAAGTGCAGGAGCGAATGACCAACCAGATCGCTCAAGCATTGATGGAGCACCTAGAGCCGTTAGGTGTCGGCGTGGTGGTAAAGGCTCACCATTCCTGTATGGGGTGTCGAGGCGTGCGACAGCCGGACGCTGAAATGCTGACCAGTTGTATGCTAGGATGCCTGCGGGATCAGCCCGAAGCGCGTGCCGAGTTGATGAACTTGATCTAGCGGAATGGCGGGGCCTATTATGAGTTCGAGTCCGTGGCGGTCTGCGATCATCGGGCACGGTAAGGAACCAGCGGGACAGCTCCTCGCGAATCCATTCAACCATCGGAGGCATCCGCAGAAACAGCGAGACGTGGTTGCGTCGAGTATTGCGGAGCTTGGCTTCATCAAGTCGGTGATCGTCAACAGAACGACAGGGCACCTCATCGACGGACACGAGAGGGTCATGCAGGCGCTTGGTCACGGGGAAGAAACGCTCGTCGATGTTGAGTACGTTGAACTGAGTCCGGAGAAGGAGCGGCTGGCTCTGCTGGTGTTGGATCGTAGCAGCGAGATGGCTACAACGGATAGCAATGCGCTCGAGGCGCTGTTGCGAGAGGTGCAGACCGGCGATCAGGTCTTGGCGGATTTACTGAGCGACTGGAGCATCGAAGAGAGCATCGTCGATTCGGATCCTCCGATCCCTGATTCTGAGTGCGGCAAGTGTCCGACGTGTGGTAGGGAGCTTTGATGGCGCGCAAGAAGAAAGTCGACGAAGGCATGGAACCGAGCCCCTGGTGGCCTGAGTTTCGTCCCGATATTGTCGAGCGGGCGAGGATCGAAGAGGCGGCTGGCAATCCGGCATTGGCCGGGAAGCTGCGGTCCATTCGGGACTCCAGGCTTGAGCTTCGCGCAATCAATCAACGGTGGCCGGTGCCGAAGGGTCTTCGCGAGCGGATAGTCTACGACGCTGCCGCGATCGCTCTCGATCCGCAGAAGGATCTGCGATTCCGGCTGATGGCTCAGAAGATGCTAATCGCGATGGACCATGCGAACAACGCCCCGCAACTGCCGGATCAAGTGACGGTGAACATCCAGCAGAATACCTACGCGGTGAACGTCAACGACTTCCTCGCAACGGTCGAGGCGGATCCGCGATTGGATCGATTGCTCGACGCGCGAGAGTTCAGGCCTGATCCAGGGGCGCCGGATGACTACGCCGAATGACCAGCGAGCGCTGGCGCTACTGAGTCCGGCGAACCTCGCGGTCACCTACTCGATGGGAGACTGGCATCGGGCGCGACATTTGAGCGTGATCGACCATGAGTTCCGAGCGCACCTAAAGAGCGATCGCGAAGTCTTGATCGTCAAGGCTCCTCCACGGCACGGCAAGTCGGAGTTCCTTTCGAAGTGGGCACCGACTTGGTTCTTGCTCCGGAACCCGCACAAGCGAATCATCTGCGCCACGCACACCGCAGGTCTCGCGCGTGACCATTCCCGCTGGGTCCGCGACAAGGTTCACGAGCTGGCACCCCTCGTTGGTCTCAAGGGAGTCGACGCGGCGCACTCCTCCGCGAACAACTGGAACATCGACGGCAAGGCTGGCGGCATGATCGCATCGGGCGTCGGAGGATCGATCGTCGGGTACGGTGCCGACCTGTTCCTCATCGATGACTACGTTCGCGGACCGAAGCAGGCATCGAGCGAACGTGACCGGGACGACGTCTGGAACTGGTTCACGTCGACCGTATCGACGCGATTGAGTCCGACGGGCAAGGTCGTGATCCTTTCGACACAGTGGCACGAGGACGACCTAATCGGGCGACTGCTGACCCGTCGCGCCGACCTGGGCTTCTCCATCCGATGCGTAACGCTGCAGGGTCTATGCGAGGACCAGAAGATCGATCCGCTCAAGCGCGAGATCGGGGAGGCATTGTGGCCGGAGCGGTGGCCGTTCGAGAAGCTCGCCAAGCTCAAGCGGACGCTACCGCAGCGATGGTGGAACAGTCTCTACCAGGGGCGACCGGGCGACAGCGAGGCGGCAGAGTTCCCGGCTCACTACTTCGCCAACATCTGGACCGACGACTGGCCGGAGCGGTTCCATTTGTCGGCGTTCGCACTCGATCCATCAAAGGGTCGTGACGCGAAGAGGGGCGACTACTACGGCGGTGTGTTTGTCGGCTACTCAGGTGGCAAGCTATGGGTCGACTCGAAGATCGACCGCGAGCCGGTGCCTGCGATGATGAGATCGGTTGCGCGGTTCTGTGCGGACCGTCTGCCGGTGCTGGTGGCGATCGAGGGCAACGCATTCCAGGAGCTGCTCGCGCGTGACTGGAGCGACGCGACGGCGGCGATCGGATACCTTGCGCCGGATCCGATCCTCCTCCAGAACAACACGAACAAGGTGCTCCGGATCGAGCGACTAGGGACGTGGTTGGAACGACGCGAGATCGTCTTCCGGAGGACCGCGTCGAACGAGCTGCTGGTGCGTCAGCTCCGCGAGTTCCCAGGGGGCAAGCACGACGACGGACCGGACGCCCTGGAGATGGCGATCCGGGTGCTGACCGAGGCGGCTGGAGCGGTGGCCGACCAGGGGCCGGAATGGAGCGATCCGTGGCAAGGTCTCGCGTGAGACCTTCGAGAATCCA